GTGTCAGCAACAAAAGGCTTCGAACAGAATTTTTCTGTGATCTATAAATTTGACTCTCTGACCATCAGCCATTCAACACGCAGCAAATCCATGATTTTCAATGCCAGGATAAAAAGCCCGCCAATCTTATCCAATGCGGAAGTCATTCAGACAATGGAGATAACAGTCGAGCAGGCGCGGCATATCGTCAGCGAATTACAAAAATATTGATGCCGGGATCAGTGATGCAGGTGTGAACTATTTAAATTAAGGCCCGGTGCAGTGGTGAGTTACAGATCTATCATACGATTGAAATAGACCGGACAATTAGACCCGGTCACGGTTGATTAGGCTGATGCCAAGGCAAGGCGATCTTCGGCAGGGATATATTTGTAAATCGTCTTAGGTGATACCTCAAGCACTAAGGCTACCTGATGCAAGCTAGCGCCATTGGCAAACATGCGTCTTGCTCTTTCAATAACCTCATCGGTCATAATACGACGCCGCCCTCCTATCCGCCCTTCCGCTCTCGCAGCAGCCAGCCCGGCACAGGTACGCTCGACAATTAACTCTCTTTCCATTTCCGCCAGCGCACTCATAACATGAAAAAAGAAGCGCCCCATCGCCGTTCCTGTATCGATGCTATCAGTGAGGCTGCGGAAATGAACACCCCGACTCTTTAAATCTTCAACTAGCGTAATAAGGTGTCTGACGCTGCGGCCAAGGCGATCCAGCTTCCAGACAACCAGACTGTCACCGGTAGATAGCTGGCGCATGGCTTTTTTCAATCCCGGACGGTCGGTGGATTTTCCGCTGATTTTATCCTCAAAAATCAGGTCACATTTTGCACTGATTAACGCATTACGTTGCAGTTCGGTGTTTTGGTCATTTGTTGATACCCGGATATAGCCGATCAGCATGTTGATTTCCCCGAAAAAATAATCGGAGTGTGTCACAGCAAGGCAAATGACCAAAGAATGCTGCTTATAAAAACCTCTCGCAAACCTTGGTTTGGGCGATGCAGCAAAACGAACAGTGGGGACTGGTACTAATCAAATCCCGGACATGTCATTTTTCATTGGTTCACTACACCCCGATAGTGGTTGGGTTCAATTTCCAAATGGTATAATTTTGCAATGTATACAGGTGCAAGGTGAAACAGGAAACGTAGCGTCTGCTAAAACGTTTCCTACTCCTTTTCCTACTTTTGCAATAGGGGTGTTTGGAACATGTAAAAATACTTCCAGTGCCGTAATGGTTCAGGCGTCAATAGTTGATGAGGCACATTTCAGGGTTACTTTTAGAGCAGCTACCAGTCAGTCAACAACGACAAACGATTCAGGTTATATTTTTGCTATAGGATATTAATATGGGGAACTATGTTTGGTCCGCACAAAACCGTGTATTTCTAGCGGAAGCTCTTCTTCCTTCGTATGATGATGCAGGTTGGAATTTATCGGATATTATTAAAATCGATGATTCTATTTATATCGAATTTAATGGCAATCCTCCCGTAGGTAAACAACGCGGCGTTATTAATGGAATGCCTGCATGGGTTGATTTACCGCCCCCGACCAGTGGGGAATTAATCTCCAGTGCTAATGCTGAAAAGAGCCGGCTAAAATCCATTGCTGATTCCGGGATTGAATGGCGACAGGACGCTGTTAATGATGGGAGTGCAAGCGATAGAGAAATAGCTGACCTTGCAGCATGGCGTAAATATCGCGTGGCCTTGATGCGGATTGATACATCAAAAGCACCTGATATCGAGTGGCCACTAAAGCCTGAGTGATTTTTTATAGGCCACGAACCATGCGGCCTATCAAGATTTAACGGAACTCCGGTGGCCACTCCGGTACCACATAGCCATTATTCACCGCCTCGATCAGTAGCCAGCGGGATTTATCCGACTCGCCAATTACCGGCAGTTCTATCAACGGCCAGCCTGCCAGTGTCGGCCACGAGCGGTACGCGGCGCGAGTGACCGTTAGCTCGGTACGCTGGGTGCTGGTTAGCGGGATATCATCAATCGAATAATCGCTGACCATCATGTTATCTGTCGCAACAATAAAGGCATCACGGTATTGTCTCGCCAGACTAGCTAACTCATCGTCAGATAGCGGCAGCGCTGGCGGCTTATCTGTCCAGCAAGGATGCCCATCGACGCCTGCCGCGCGTACCTTTCCTATCGGTGCGCCCCCCATGAACTCCATAGCCACGCCATCACTTACCTCAACAGCATCAGATAAATCCCAATTACTGTAATCATCCAAATAGTCTACTGGGAAAAAGGCGTTATTTTTTGCGCTATAAATATATGTCGTCATTTTAGTATCCTAGTGCCAGATATTGGCCGCCTTCACCGGCAGTATCGGTTCTTCCAGTAAATCCCGTCACCGTCCTGTTTGTTGCTCCCCACCTTGCTCCATTAGTTTGTGTCACCCAGGAAGCATCAAAGTGGTTAACAAGAACCACCGCAGTCGGAAACGGTATAGGGAAAGTGACTTCTCGTGTCGTTGACCCCGCATCGGTGAGACCCCATTGAAAAATGAATCCTGATGGGAGCTTCATCCATCCGTTACTGCCTTTAGAAGACCCAAAGCTACTCATATCAGGGATCTGGGTAGTTCCCGTTCCCACGGTTCGTTTTGCTGCATCGCCCAAACCAAGGTTTGCGAGAGTTTGTGCGACGGCGGCTTGTCCCGCATTTTTAATTTCAGACAGGTTATTACCAGATTGCAAAAATAGCTTTTTCAATGCCACTAATAACTGCGCACGATTGGCCTTGTTTAGTACAATTCCTGCACCTTCGATTACACCAGCCAGTTCTTCCTGAACTGAATCAAAGTAATCATCATCCAAAGCGGTAGCCGGTACGCCAGTCTGTGGGTTGCCACGGGTAAAGCCGTTCTTGCCCGCGCCAAATTTATCTACTTGGGCAGTTGGGGTATCAATGCGATGCATAAAAGGTTACTCCGGGTATAAGAAAGTCACATAGGTGTGTGAGGGGCAAAGTTTATTAATGACGCATTCAGCCGTGGTATCACCCCACGTTCTCAGACTATCGGTACACAATGAGCCGCAGGTCATGTCGGTTATCTGGGTGACATTCGGCATATTGACCTGCCACCAATAACGCCACTCTTCTGAATAAAGCGAATCAATGCAGGTCGAGGTGCAGCGGAAAACATCACTTTCAAACTGGGTGATCGTGGCATCCGGATAGCCCAATGCCGCCAGTTGCGCCAGATAGAACGCCTTATTAATCCCGCCTGTAATGTTAATTTTTGCATCCAGCCGCTGTTGACGTTGCGCCAAGGTCTGTACTCCTGCTGGCGCACAGGAATCGGGCAAACCGGTTAATTGCTCGTAGCGGTCGATCAGTTCGGTGGTGGTGCGCGGGTCAATCTCCACCATCAGGTTGTCCCCGCGCTGATGGGCGCGAGCATAAGACGGGGCAAGCCCCAGCAATAGCGGATCATCGCCACTCCATGCGGGGCCGCGTGGCAGAAGATGGGTTAATAGTTGGGCATAATCATCACTTAGCTCCACGTCAGCTCTCCCACAACAGGCAGTTCAGTAGCCGCCAGCGGGATATCATTGGCAGGGCTGACCAAAACATGCTTATATTCACCCGTGGCAATACTGATGGCCTCGCTAATACGCGAATGCTCCAGCGTGCCCCCCGGCACCCCATCACGCAGAAACATGGCGCGTAGTTCGGCGATAACCGCATAGCGAACTTCGGGCGTATCTGGGATGAGGCGAATATGGAACGGTACCACTTTTGCTATAGGCGGGAAGGTATAGAGGCTGGCTCCCGCCACCGGTGCCAGTGGTAAGATGTGATCACGTACAGCAGTGACCACCGAATTATCCGGTACCGGACTCTCCAAATTGCTGTTAGCCACCATCACACCGACCGTACCGGTTCCCATCCAGTGGCGATAAGTCCAGGCGCGAGTGACGCCAGGCACCTCTTTAGCCCAGATAATGTAATCACCATCAGCGCCACCCTGTGGGGTGTAATACCAGCGCTCGATGATCCGCGCCCGCCAATCTTCCACCGGTTCAATGTCGGTACCGCCCCCAATACCGTCAGCTGCCGCCGATGAGGGCAGACCATTGATCGGTTGCGTGAGCACCATACTAATGCCGTCATCGGTATTGCCGACAGTACCGGCCACCGAGCAGATAACCGGTACCCGCAGAACACCCGCAATAGAGGTGGTCGCTGTGGTGGTGGTATATTCCTGTAAATCATCACGCTGAATGATTGCACCAGCCGGTACTACAATACCGTTGGTTACCCCTTCCCAGCGCATAAAGCCTGTAGCCCTTGACGGAGCCTTACGTGGGCAGCGCTTCATATTGCCGTGACGTACCAGCCAATCCTCATCGCACTGATCCGGTAGCAGATTTCGCGCCAGATAATCGATGTAGCCGTAAACCGTATACACTGCCGCCGCTTGTACCCGGCTGTATACCTCGGTGTCGGCACGGCGCAGCACGGCATCAGTTTGGAAGCGAGAATTAAGGTCACTGCGGATTTGGGTAATCAGTTGGGGAAGTGTCGGGCGGTTAAATCCGCTGTCAGCCATTGAGTGCACTCCATAAATCATTAAAAGTGATTAGCTGAGAACTGCCATCATTGCGGTACAGGGTTATCTCGGCGGCCAATATCTCGGTACCGCGCCGCTGCACATTGATGGCTATTCGTGAAACTATGCCGTCGTCTTTTAGCCAGGCTAGCGCCTGTTCTAAGTAGCCTCTGGCCAGTTCGACGGTGTTATTGGTCAGTGTGGTGCGTTGCAACAGGTACAAACGGGAGCCAATACGGTCATTTTGGATTGTGGGATAGCTGTCACCCCACCACCCCATCGGCTGTTCTGAATCATCATCCGGATCAGCACGACGCCAGGTGAAAAGAGAAATAATCACTGCGCGAGTTAAGTTATCAGTGGGCGTGGAGGCTGATTGTTGTTGACCATTCACCATCAGGATCATGGGTTACTCCATCTTCTGGTTAGGTGCGGCGGTGTTCGGTTCACCATGTGGGTGAGTATGCGAGTTAAACTGGTCACGCATTGCCGCCATAGTGCCGATTTTGTCTTGAACATCAGCCGCAGACTCGACATTGCCATGAGCTTTGATCTGACCGCTGGCTTCAATCAGTGGCGTATTGAATACCGTTTTTTCTTCGGCGTTGACAATAAACTGCCGGGTGTTCAGCTCTATTTGGTTGCCGCGCTTGAGAATAATGCTATCGCCCTCATCGCTATAAATCGCCACCTCGCCAGACTCCAGCCCTTTAATCCGGTACCGGCGGTCAGCCACCACCAACACCACCCCATGCGAGCGGTCACCATCAGGGAAAGCGGCGAACGCCTCCGCGCCCATGTGGGCAGCGCTGGTAAAGCCATAAGGTTCCAGATGCTCGATGTTGTCTTTTGACTCATCCGCTATCATCTGGATTTGGAGCATCTGGTTTTTACTGCTGGAATCCAGGCGGCGAACCACAGCACGAACCAACATATTGGACAGTCCGCGCTGTATCCCCGCAAACAATCGGCTCATTAGAATTCGTCCTCTTCGGCTTTTTTACGGCGCTTTTTGTCAGGGTTAGGCGGTTTTGGTAAGTAAGCATCAGGCGGGCCAACCCGCAGCTGGGTAAGGGTTCCTTGTTCGTTTTTGCTGTAGGTCACTTCCGCTATCAGCATTTCGCGGTTGTTAAAGCCCAGCACCGGATCAAACACCGTCACCAATTGATTAGCTGACCATAAATCACCGTTCCCCTGCCGCCAGCCCTGCACCGTATAGGTCACCTCATCGGTGCGCGCTGCCCGCCGTAGCATTTCAAACTGACTGCGTTCAATCACCGAGGAACCCGTCGCATTGCCGCTCTGCTTGATCACCATCGGTCGATAGCGGCTTACGCCACCGTCTACCGTTTTAGCTCGGATCGCATTGGTGGTTGCCGTGCCAAAATCGTCATCATTGCCCGACCGTTGACCCGCTACCACGTATTCAGAAAAGCGGTCTTTAATGCTCTGTTCGGTGTCACAGGAAATGATATTTTCACCCAGCACCAGTGCGGTAATAGTGCGTGAGGCTCCCACCGGGCCAATCACCAATGCGCCTGCCGGATTGTCATAGGCCAGCACCTGCTGAATGCCCATCATCTTATCCAGCACATCGACCACAGTTTCGCCGTAATCCACCTGCAGCCCCTGCATTGGTGTGTTTTCCACTCCGGCATTGACCACCGATACACCAAAAGGCGCAGCAAGCTGTGTCGCTATCTGGACAAAAGAGCGGCCGGTAAACTGAGTTATCAGGGCGGCACAGTCGATCAGGTCTTCGGTTTTGCTGCGACCCACAATGCCCACCGATACCGAACGGGCGTCATAGCGCACCGGGGTGGCATCGATATAGCCGGTGACCACCAAGTCAGTGCCGATCAACACTGTGACCGCATCGCCCTTTTTCACTCGCGGCTGGAGGTGTCCGGCCTCTTCACTGCCGGGCCATTGGCGGGTGATTTCCACATTAAAATCACGGGCCAAACGTTCGATACCGGCTGAGATAGAGACCGACGTCCAGCCGACCCACTCGCGACCATTGACCCGCAGCGTGACATCGTTATTCATCGAATTGGCACCTGTAGCGTTTTCACCGGCACAAAGCCGGGATGGGTGATTGGGTTGCGACCGATAATGTCAGTTTCGCGCGCGGCTGAGTCATACCAGTCAGCCGCCAGTACCAGCGCGGGCAGCACTTCATCTGGCGTTCGGAAAGTGGTTTTTTCTATCTGCTCGAGCCGCATGCTGATATCGCGGTTCACATCAGCGCGAACGGTATTGATAGCCAGGAACAAAGCATCATCTGTAACACGTAGCAGCTCCTGATCAATAGCTGTATTCAGTGTGTCGCGGATCTCAGTTAATGACTCATAAGTCACTGGCGGGATAACGGCTACAGCGTCGCTGAGAGACGTTACCGCCGGATGAGTAACTAGCGGCAGTTGTGCTTGTGGGGTTACTGTTGCTGTCAATGGCGGACGGGTCTGCGGTAAATCAGACACGCTCTGTGCGGCTTCAGTTAGTGCGGTGGTACGGATGGCCTGAGCCACCACGTTTCGCTGTGCGGTTTGGGTCTGAATGGTCTTGCTGTCCGTTTTCCATACCCCATGCGGAGCCAGATCACGACCGACAGTAAACCCGCTCAGCCCCTTAATTTTGTTGATAATGTCGTCACTGTTACCCAACAAACTATTACCCGAACGCCACATACGTTGCAGACGGTTAACGAAATTCATGCCGGAACTAGGGGGCATCAGTAGCACCGACAGGTCACCATCGAGCAAGCGGCCCGCGTCTGCAATGGCAGAACTCACACCATCAAAAGCTTTAATCGCCGTGTTCATCATGTCGCTGGCATCGCTGATCACGCCGTTCTGAATAAAATCTGCCATGCCCTCCAGCCCGAAATCCTTCCCAAACGCATCAGTGACACAATCGGTCATGGCGTCACAGGAAGAAACCAGCTTCTGACCAGAGGCAACGCCGGAGGTGGGAAAAGAAAGTTCACCGGCTTCAACAAAGTTAAAGCTGATGGTACACATGCGACCATCGGCGGCGTTGTGGCTTACCCTTATCTCGCCGTCGATACAGACATTTAACTCGCCGTACTGCGGGTGAATCAATTTCCCCGGCCCCGCCTGATTAATGGCAGTGATCAGTTGATCGCGCTGCGCCTGGTAATCGTCGCCAATTAGATAGGCTGAAATAGTATCGCGCCGTGTCACCCGCCCTAAGTCTTCTGAGTAAGGCTTGTCGCGGTTGGGATATTCGTGGGTTTGTGTCCGGCGCCCGAAAGTGGCCTCATCCTCCCGCGTTTTAAATGGCACACCACGAAACGAGGCCGGTAATAGCTTATTTTTCCAGCTCATACATTCTCCGGGCATTAAAAAACCCGCCGAAGCGGGTCAGAAAGAACTTTAATTTCTATCGGGATTTAAACCCCTTTAAACGTGAAGCCAATGGTATAAAGTTCTGGCTTCCCTTCATTTCGCCAGAAGTACATATCAACCCGATCCGTGGATGGCTTGAACCATTGAACCTCTTTTAGCTTATTCAACTGATTGTGGAATATCGCCACATCTGCCCCTGTCAGATAGCCATAAGCATTACTAGCAAATTTAATATTACTGCTACTTATTTTTGCTTGAGCATCATCCACATAAAACACAACATTCACTTTGCTTATACAGGCTGGGTTAATGACTTCAATATTAAAGTCAGGCTCCCAAGCAGCGTTGTCATCAGCAAAATCATCTTCAGGAGTACTGGCTTTTCTAAAATGATAGGTATGTTTAACGGCTCCCTGCTCTTTGCTAATGTTATTAGTTACCGGTGCCACCCCAATAGAATGGAGTAATCCCTGTTCTGTAACCGGTGAAGTGCAAGCTGCATAGGTAATATTCGCACTCAATAATGAAATGACTAACACAATAAGTCTCACGATCACTCCTTTATTTTGGATAGGCATACCGACTATAACCAACATCATAACCCATCCCAAAACCAGACTGATTACTTTGGGTGCTGACCACATTCATGCCCGGCGGGGCGTTTTCAAACTTAACCGTCATTTCGCCGTTAACTTTCTGCTGGCTTTGGCTAGATAGTAGGTAATTATTGGATTGCGGTGATAATCCCTGCGTAGCGGGTTGTCCGCTATTATCGTCACCGAAAACATAATCCCAACCATCATTAGCCCACCCTTTCACTTTATTCATCGCATTGAGGATTGGTTCAATATAAATGCTGACGCGCTCCCACATATCTTTAAACCAGCCAACTATCGGCTCCCAATTCTCAATAATAATGCCTAGTGGGTGGTAGTTGAAAAATAGGTCTTTGACAAACTGCCAGCCTGTTGCGCTGCACTCTTTGATAAATTCCCAAGCAGTGCTGAACCAACCGGTAATTGAGTCCCACATATCCTTAAACCACGGCCCTAAAGTTCCCCAGTTAGCCAGTATTAACCCTGCGCCCATCGCTACAATACGAATAATCATACCAATGGGACTCATACCGATAGTTTTACTTATCAGGCCGAGAGCAATATTCACACCCAGCATACTCAACTTCAGGACAACAAACCCAGCAGCAAGGCCAATAGCTCCACGGATAACCTCAGGGTTAGTCGCTGCAAAGTCGCTGAACCGCTCGGCTAAATCCCCCAGCCAGGTCACAACATGTTTAGCATCACCGGCAAATGCCCCACCAATTGCGGCCAGTCCATTAACTGCGGTTCCCGTCATGGCCTCCCATAAGTTAGTGAGCGTGCCTAGCTGAGCATCAACACGCTGCTGCAATGTCGCCTGCTTATTCATCCGCTGTAATACTTCATCGTAGCCGGTTTTACCTTTGGTAATAAGGGCATTTACAACCCCCAATGTTTCTGCATCATCACCGAATATCTGTTTGATAATGGTGGTTTTTTGCTTTGTGGTCAGTGATTGTAATTTCTGGAGTTGATTAAACATATTATCCAGACCACCAAACTCGCCCTTACCGTCAGTAAAATCTAGTTTAATTCCTTGTTTACCCAGTAACTTATTGGCAGCTTTCATCTTCTTGCCGTCAAAGCCAGCCTGAAATACTTTACGCAGCGCATTACCAGAAGCTTCACCCTGCATCCCCATCTGATCCATCATGACAGAGATCGGGGCTAATGCTTTGGCAGCGGTGAGCCCGTCTTTACTTACCATCTTCAATATAGCGTTAGTCTTACTGAAGAAGGCTAGCATATTGGTGTCATCCACCCCCATATAGAAGGCTTTTTGGATGGTATCAAACAACCCCATCATGTCATTAGAGGCGGTCCCTGTAGCATCCTGCATTTTTGCTGCGAACTCTGCGGCGGCTTCAGGGGTTTTCTTCAGCTGCACAGCCAGATAAGCGGAGGCTTCGCCCACACCACTTAAAATATTAGTAGCGGGGATGCCTTGCCTGACCAACATCTGCATCATGTTTTGGAAATCAGCGGTAGTGCCAGGTAATTTATTACCCAATCCGACAGCCAGCTTATTGATCTTCTCGAATTCGATACCGACAGATCCACCAGCGTCCATCATGGCAACTTTTAAGCCCGTTGCTGCATCCTCTTGTTTTGCATAAGCAATACCAGCCCCCGCCAAACCAGCAACTAACCCTGCTGCTAATGGCATTGCGCCCGCTGAGCTTTTATCAAGGTTCCGACGAAATGAACGCATGTTCTTCTGAATCCGGCCTAAAGCCGGAGACAGTTTATCAACACCTGTTATGAGTGCTTTTAGCTGGAAACTATCCGCCATTATTTTTTATCTCCTGCTCTATGCGGATAGCCTGTTTCTCCAACAAATCGAGGGAAGAAAATGACTGATCAAGCATTTCTATTGGATTAATGCCCCAGTATTTGGCGCAATTAAAATAGCGGGCGACAAGATCATCAGGCGTTAACTGCCGAGGAAAAAATGGGCCACCGCCCAGCCTGCAAGATTTAAATCGGCTGGAGACATTGAATCCACTGCACTGGGTGGAATATTGCCAAGTCGAGTGATGTATTTGCACACTGCAGCAGATAATAACTTCACTGACTCATCAGGATTAAGTTGATAGGGATATCCGATTTCACGAACATCCTTACCCGTAGGATCTCTCATCTCAATCTCTGTAATTTCTTCACCATGCGCGGTAATCGGTGCTGTTAATGTCAGTTTCATTGGTAAAAGCCCTCTTGCCCGTGGAATTCCATATCTACCGTGCCTTCTTCGGCATTGTGGTTCGCTTCGCCATGTAGCCAAGCACTGGAAAGTACATATACCTGACCGTTCGCCAGTTCGCTGGTGATGGTCATGGTGTCTGCGGAAGTGATCTTGCTGATGGGGTAATCTTTGGGGACTTTAAATGTCCCTTTGGTATAGGGGGCGCGGTGAGTTTCTTTGTAATCCACTGAACCATCCAACCCGATCACATCGTCTTTCACCGCGGTGTTCATTGGCACCTCAATGCCGCCGGTCAGAGATAATTGCTGACCATCAATTTTGAAAAAGCACGTACCGCCAATTCGGGACATTTAGACCACCTCTTCGCTATATTGCAGACGGAACTGATTAAGCACCGCGAACACTCGCAATTGGTTGACATAATCAGGTGGGAACAACACATCAAGCCGGTTAGGATTATCCGCGTTGCGCTCGACAATCAGGTATTGCTTGAACAGCTCAAAATTCTCAACAATTCCCGCTCGCTCCAGTTGGCGATAAATGGAAAGCAATTCCCCACGGATCACCTTGGGTGTGACAATCGCCTGACCTGCGCCGAAACGGGTACCATCGTTCGCCAGCTTATGGCGCGGGTACTTACTGGTGATAACCGACTTTAATCGGCGCAACACATAGGCGCTGGTATGTAACGTCTCACTATCAAGGAAACTGTTATCGGCGTTGCCGTAGGTGTTTTTCTGATAAGTGGTGATGTCACGCTGAATGCGTAATACCCCGCCCTCGCTGTAAGCCGTAGCAATGCCGTGGGTTAACAGGGATTGTTGCTCGGACAGAATGAAGCGCGTGCCTACTGGAGCCGGAAGTGCGCCATTCAGCAAGCCGGTTTGCGTTGGTCGTGCCGGATCATTACGAATGAACACTGAATTACGCGCTGTTCGCGCCGCAACCAGTTCATCAGTTGCCATCTGTACGCCGGTTTCATACCCGGCAATAGTCAGATGTGGGTCGTTGAATGTGGCCCCAAAAGCCACCAGATCCGACAAATCTCCCACTTTCGCGGTATACACATGGCCGTATAACTGCCGTGACCAACTCCAGCGCCCGGTATCGTCGTTCATCTCTTTGCCGATGGTGGTCAGTGATGCTGAGTCATTGAACGGGAAAGCGATAAAATCAAACAATTCATCGCCTAAGGTAGCAATGGTTGCAGACAGGTCCGGAGCACCGGCACCGCCAGCCATTGGAACAATGGCCACATTCACGCCGGATGGATTCTGCTCACCGCCCACAGTACCGCGATAGTTCAGGCTGATTGGCAAACCATTACCGGTTAAGCCGCTGTTTTTGGCCGTAAGGGTGACAACACCTGCAGCAGCAATGGCGGTCACCGGTAAATCAACCAGTGCATTAATTGCTGCAGCAATGCTGGTAGCGATAATCGCCGGCGTATCCAGTGCGGTGACAATCACCTGCACTCGAGTAGAGCCAAGATAAATAGAGAGAGTGCCGGAGGCTTGCGCGGCACCAGTGACAGTGAGGGTGCCGGTTGCCGGATCACCCGCGACTTCAGGGACAGCAACCACCCACAACTCACCAAAGGGATCGACAGCCCGATAAGCTGCCACCATGCGGGCTAACTGGCTACCTCGACCGGCTACCTGCCCCGCTCTGTCTGCCGATGGCATAATGACGAGTGTGTTCTTTTCAATCGAACTGGTTGCCAGCGCATGAGCGATAATCAGTGATGGCCCGCTGTCCTGTGCCGTATTCGCTGCGCTATTGTCCATTTCGGCAAAGAACAACGGCACCCGTAAATCATTAGGGATGTTGTTAAAGCTGGTCATTGTTTTTTGGCCTTTTGCTCAGGTTGAACGAGGGGTGCCGGTGGTACGGTTTCTTCAGGTTCTGCGGCCTTGACGGTCACTTCTCCTGACGCTATCCGGCGGTGCCAGTAAATATCTTCATCGACGTTTCGGCCCTCTGCGGGCAAAAAGTCACCTCTAACCGGGTCAGGAACTGACCGGCCATCTTTGGGGATCACATGCATAAGGGGTTACTCGTCGTTAAGGGGCTGTTCGTTTTGGTTAAAAGAAAGGTCTAACTTGTGTTCAATGGTGCCGTCAGGGGTCATAAAATCGACATCAACCATGATTTTCTTCAACTCTTCAAGCTGCTGAAGGTCGTCCCATTGGTGGGTATCTTCGGCTGTAATATCCCGTATTGCTGAGAAGTCATACTGGTAATAAAGATGGGCGCGGTTCATATCCAGCAGGTTGCCACCATCATACTGAATCGGGTCATAGCAAGATTCAGGTTCCCAACCCAGAAGCGCTTTAAACAACTCGGCCCGTATATCATCCACAGCATCAAAAGCAGCTTTCTGTCCGCGCTGATCAGGCGTGTTATCCAGCACCACAATCACAGCGAAACCGTCAGTAAGATCCTGCCAATAGTCCGTTTGTGACTTTTGCTCACCCACATTGTCATCTAGCGGAATGACCCAAGCGGAGGGTAATTCCATCTTTGTCGTTTCTGGTATGGCTTTATATTCAGCAGCACCGGATATGCGCCCATTAAATGACGGGCAGCGCAATCGAAGTGCAGCAATAACCACTGAAAGTTTCATTTTTTAACGGGCCTCACTGAGCTTTGTAGCGCCTCAAACAACACACGCTGAATCCACGCCTGCCGGTTGAACAATGCCTGCTCCATAAAGTTTTTACGGGGTTTGATTTTCCAACCATCCCCACCAGCACCACCGCGACGGTGATTTTTATTGCGACGAGCGCCCTGTTTAACACCATAAAACAGGAAAGCAGGATAGAACGCGCCATCAATAGGACGCGAACCTTTGCCGCCTTTCTGGTTTGGGGCGATCCGGACGAGGAAGCCGGGGCGGTTTGCCGTTGCGGTGGGGACACGATAACCAATGGATTTAGCTAGCCGCCCAGTACGATAGCCCGGTGCATCTCCTGCTTTTGATATCGCTCGCCGTGCCACCAAACGGCGCGATTCCCGTAAAACACTTTGGCCGACCGTGACAAATGCCCGCCGAACTCGTGCTTTGTTAAAGGTTAATTCTGGCGTTTTATCAAAATCGACATGCAGATATAGGCCGCTGGTAGAGTTCTCAATCGCCATTAATGCCCCTCCCCGATAGCTTCTACGCTACCCAGCTCTTCAGCAGTGATAACCAGAAAGCGACTGGCCTCATTCAGGTTGGTGGTGCCCTTAACCCGATAAACTATTTTATTGATGACCACCTCATCATCGGTGGTGACACCGCTTCGGTAGCGGATAACAATGCGGTGCGTAATGGCGACATCTATCTGCATCGAACCAATACGGATAGAATCACCAATCGCTGACAGCTTGGCCCAGGTATCAAAGGTATTGTGATAAACGGTATCAATCCCCATATGCCCGTTGCCGGGAACATCTTCGCGGGTACGGAACTGAGCGCGCTTATTTAGTTCGCCAATCGACGGAGTGCGGTAAGTGGCGGTGACTTCGGTCAACCTACGCTGAGTCATAGCTATACCCCATAGATGCGGTAAGGCTGGAGAAGTGAAGTGACTGCAAATGGAACCTCTGATAATTCAAAAATAGAGGTTGCTTCCCTATTTTCATGCCAATGACCAATACAGAGCAGCATGGCTGTCAGCACATCATCATCAAGAAAAAGAGACTCTTCACCAAAATCAGGATCGTTAGCATCTTCAAAAATTGTCCGCCGAGTGTAGTTTTCAACATATCGCCAGGCGGCCCGCATATATATCTTCAGCAAGGTTTCATCTGCATCAGAATCCAGTCGGCAGTGCTCCTTAACAACCCCGATATCGATCATGAGAGAACCTTATTTAGTTTTGGATTTCTTGCCACCATCATTGGATTCTGGCTCTGGCTCTGGCTCTGGCTCTGGCTCTGGCTCTGGCTCTGGCTCTGGCTCTGGCTCTGGCTCTGGCTCTGGCTCCGCAGGTTGTAATTCATCCGGCAATTTTGCATAGCCTTTGATCAATAATTCACGGCCATGCTGTTCGCCCGTTTCAATTTCAGTCCCCTCAGTTGCAACAACACCATCAATATAAATAGGCTTAATCGCTATTAATTTCATCGTATTTCCTCAGTAAATGGCGGCCATGTGGCCGCTCATTTTCAGTATTTATTCTGCTGCGGGAGGGGTGAAGCTGCCGTAAATAAAGGCTTCAGGGCGTTTAACCGCTAACGCCAGGCGTTCTTCACAACGAATTGAAATCATGTTTTTCTCAAAGTCGTCGGCATTTTCGGTACTGATCACCACATTGGCATCTTCACGGTCAAATAGCTGGGCTGCTGCATTAAATGCACCGGTCAGGAACTTGCCTTTGAATGCCGCTGTTTCAGTGGCCACTACTGGTAGCCCCCATAAGGTTGGGCCAGTTAAGCCGGTAGGATTGGCCAGAATGTAACGACCTAGCGTGTCTTTGGTCAGTTCAATCTTGGCCCAGTCGATAAAGTGGAGCACATGACCAGAAGCAGGGAAACGCGCCAGCTGGGCCTGTAGCATGGCAAGCCGCAGATCATCGATACCATTCTGTTGCGCAACTTTAAAAGCAGCAGCAAAAGCAGTCGCCTGTGGCACGATACCGTGTAAGTGAGCACCAGTGCCGTCACCAAACAAAATTTCTTGTTCTTCAACGTATTTCAGGCCATAGCGCATTTCTGCATCTACCGTGGATTGCAGTTGTGCAAAATCATCCATGATCTGTTTGGATGCCTTGAACATATGCGCAATGGTCGTCACTGGCGTGATTTTGGTAGCAAACTCAATACCGCTATAAGGCTTGGCTGTCCCCTCAGGTACCACTTTGGCCGCGTTGGTAAATCCGGTCTGCTGTACCCAGAAGATGGCCGGTGAACCGGTACGTCCAGGGGCAATTAAGTCACGGATAAACAGGCGCTGTTTGGGGGCGGTATCGATGCCAGGTAGACGTTGCGGCTCTACCACACCCTCGGCAACACCAGTTGAAAGCAGTGCCGCACTGACAGGGACGCTGATACGTTTACCCCCTTCGATGCTGGCGGCAAATGCTTTGACATTCTCAGCCGAAACAACGATCTGACCGATGCTTTGCACGGCGTTAACGGCGTTTGCCAGTGGCATCTGAGCAACATGTTGTTCCAGTTCCCCCAAAGAAAATTTGAGCGTTTTATTGGCCTCGGTTAACGCATTAAACTCAGTTGCAATTTTATCGACCGCTGTTTTTGTCTCCGCTGATAATTGCCCTGAGTTTTTAGCCTCTGCCAGCGCCGCTTCTGCTTTAGCGCTGAACTCACTGGAGGTTTTCTCCAACTGAGCTGATACCTTTTTCAGTAATTCATTTACATCAGACATATATTCTCCAAATTATTGACACGCGGCTTTCAGTCCGTTTAATGCAGACTCAAGACCGGCTAAAGTTTCAGTATTAATTTCGGTGGTAGCGCCTGGCGTACCGGATGGAGTGACAACAGCGCCCGGTATGCTGTCGGTTAAGGCTTTAAGTAGTTTTCGACGCTCGGAGCGTGGGGTATTGGCTTTTGCCAGCAGCGCATCGAGTTTGCGAATTACTGCTGATGGGCTTTGGTCATCATTGGCAATTTCATCAGCCGATAACAGACTATCGGCAAAGCCTTTTTCGACGGCGTCGCTGCCTGCAATATAGGTTTCATTGTCCATCATGGCCGCAATGTCTACCGCTGGCAGGCCGGTACGAGCTGAATAGATATCGCCCATAGCCCGATCAAACGGCTCAATGTCGATAGCCGCTTTTGCCAGATCGTGGCGGTTGCCCATCATGACAATCCAACAGTTATGGATCATCAGGAACGCACCGCGCCCGATCTGAACCTCATCACCGGCCATGGCAATAATGGACGCGGCAGAGGCGGCAATTCCCAACACTTTCACCGTGACTTTGCCGCGGTACTCACGCAGCTGGTTATAAATAGCCAGCCCCTCGAACATGTCACCACCGGGCGAGTTGATGTTAACCGTCACATCTTCACCGCCCATCGACCGCAACGCGGCAGCAATGCGTTTGGTGCTGACCCCCTCGCCCCAGTAGTCCTGTCCGATCACGTCAAAGATTGAAATGCTGTTTTCGCCGGTGTCAGCAGCTTTTAATCCACCGTTCCAGCGCTCGACCGCACTTGGCGCAACCTCACAGGAAACACCCGCGCACGGGCGTCCCACCGGCGCTGCCGGAAGGTTTTTAATTGTCATTGGATTTACTCCTGAGATTCGGTGCTGTTCTGCTCTTTTGAGCTGGTTTTAGACTGAAGAGGGTTAGTTCTTTCCGGGAATAACCACGATTCAAGCGCGGCGCGTGCCTTTTCGCTACCGGAGGTTGAATCACTGCCCAACTGATCAATAGGCGTAAGGTTGAGTTGCACGGTATAGATATCGCCACCCGGTATCGGAGGCAGATTTTCAAGGCGGCGAACATCGTTGCGGTTCATCCAGCCATTTTGTAGCGCAGTGGTGTAGTAAGCGGAACGGCCCGCACTGTCGGCGCGCAACAAACCTTCAACAGAGAATTCAGCAAAGTAATCCTCATCGCCGGCCAACAGGCAACGGACAATTTCCTGCTCAATATTGACCAACAACGGGCGCAAGGTATTACTCAGAAATAGAAGGTTCATCCCCTCAACACTGGAAGCCCAGCTGCTTTGCTTAGTCATATGGCCCACCATAAATGGCGGCACCCTAAACCAGCGACAAATCTCTTCAATACTGAATGCCCGACTCTCCAACATCTGAGCGTCTTCTGGATTCATAGTAACGCTTTGATAAGTCAAATCAGCCTCAAGCACCATGACTTTACCGGCATTTTTGGAGCCAGTGAACGCAGAGATGCTCTTGCGTAATGCTTCTCGCTGTTCCCCTTTCAGGGCTGCTTTACTGGAAAGAAAACCGGAATTTTGCATACCATTTTCGAAAACTTTCGCGGCTGACTCTTCGATAGCCATAGCCGAACCAAACACATCTCGACCGGTATTCATTGGCATTAACCCACACATACCATCCAGACCAAACCCCCGAATGTGCATCATGGTTTTAACCGGAATAACCCGCTTCTTGCCGCTCTCTGTATAGGTGTACTCGAGTTGGCCGTTATCAAGGCGCTTAACTACCATATTCTGTGGCAGTAACGGAATAAGAGAAACTACGCGACTACCGATCATTCTCTTTTCTATGAACGCATTTCCCCGCAAACAGATACTGGCCACCAGCATCAACATAAAGCGTGATGGGGTCATTTCTGAGTTGGGGCTACGGCACAGCACCGGATAAAGTGGATGATCGGTTGCGGTGCCTCGGGAGCCGTCCGGCATCCGCTTATACAATTTCAGAGGAAGAGTCGAAACTGACTCACTGATAAGCCGGACACATGCCCAGGCTGCGGCCAACTGAATAACTTTATCCGCAGTGACAACCTTACCGCTGCTGCTGGTGCCAAACCATTCTTGAAAGAAGGTGCCAGTAGTGAGGCTAATTGGCACACCAAGCCAGTTAAGGAGCGCACTTTTAACGCGCCCCGGATGTTTATTTTGTGCCATTAGATACCTACTATTATTGGGTTATCAAAGAAACCATCCAGATCGCCATCCTCTTCAATATCAGCATCTTCAGCAGCGCCAATTGCCATGGCAGAAGCAACCACGCCGTCAATACGGCCAGTACTTTTCTTCTTGGCAAAGATGCGGTTATCTTTCTGGTCTGCCTCGAGTACCGCTGAGGCTGCATTCCAGCGCAGGCAAGGGTTACGCTTGATAATTAACTCTTTGTTATTGATTTTCTCTTCAAACAATTCGATGGAACGCGGCATCCATAAACCGGATTCCTGCGCTTTGTAATAGCCCTGCCCGTGCGGTACCAAAACAACACTAACCGAGTTGCTTTCCAGTTCAGGCTCAAGGTATTTGATGCGGTATTGGTCAAAAGCGATGCATTTGATATTAAACATGGCAGTCAGCTCACCGATTCGGTGGGCAACAAAACCATAGTTCACCGCCTTACCCGGTGGTGCGTGGATAAAACCAGCCTTTAGCCATTTATCGTAAGGCACTCGGTCGGTTTTAGCGCGCTCAAGCAAACTGTCTTTAGGTGTCCAGAACTCAACAAATAAGCGGTTATGCTTAGGGAAAAACAGCGCCAGCGAGGTTAAGTCGCGAGAGCCTGACAAATCGAGTCCGCCATAGCATTCCTCCCCCGCCAGTTCCTCAATATCAAATTCTTCTTCACAGTCCATCCACGTATCACCGCCGATCCACGGCGTGGCTGATTCTACCCATTCACAAAAGTTGAGACGGCGCACAATGCTTTCTTTGGCGGGCATCCCTCGGGCAGCGGTAACCTGTTCGCGCAGGTATTTAAGTTCAAAGGTTTGGCCCAGCGAGGGGTTAGCTTTGCCCCAGCAAGATTCGTCTTTAAATGGGTCGTCACCTTCGTCCAGTGAACAGATAAAACTAAAGAAACTGTCATCTTCCAGATCGCCGCTGGCGACCTTTTTGCCGTATTCGTGGTAGTCATAACAAACGCTGGTTTTATCGTGGCCGCTGTTAGTGATTAGGAATATCAGAGCCTGACGCCGCCCTTTGGTACCGGCGCGCATCATCTCAACAACCTGATTGGTTTTATGTTCGTGAACTTCGTCAATTAGCGCGCAGTGGGGTCGTGGGCCAGATTGTCCATCGTCTGAGCTGATGGGTTTAAAGAATGAACCGGTTTGCAGGAATGCCAGATTCCACACGTTTAAGCCGGTACCGGATTTAACCACCCGCTGAGAGAGTGCTGGGGACTGATCGACCATTGAGACCGCATCCCGAAACAAGATCATAGCCTGGTCTTTTTTGGTCGCTGCGGCATAAATCTCCGCCCGAGGTTCTTTGTCTGCCATCATGCAGTAAAGACCGATACCACCGGCTAGCGGCGATTTACCTGAACCTTTTCCCGACTCCACATACACCATGCGAAAGCGGCGGGTGCCATCACTGGATTTCCAGCCGAATATCGAACCAACAACAAAACATTGCCAAGACAGCAGAATAAAGGGTTTACCCTCATGTTCACCGCCGTTCAACTTCAATACCTTGGCGAAAAAGTCTATTGCTCTACTCGCTGACTCCACATCCCACAACAAGCCTCTTGCGGGGCCAAACTCCAGATCACGCAAGTGTCGGGCGCAAGCATGACGAATATCGGGGCCAGCAAGAATGGTTCCTGCTGTTACATCCATTGCATATTGCGTTGCAGGGTCAACCGAAGAACTGGGCGAGCGGGTCTTCTTCTTTTTCTCCGCCATTCACATTCACCTTTGATCTTGCGGCTGGGGTCAGGCCGAATTCAATTAAGTAACCTTTAAAGCGGCGATCCGCATCAGCAAGCTGCCCTACGGCAGGATGTCCTTTAATGAGGAAATCTCCCATCTGGGTTTTGGTCATGTAGGTGTTGCCCTCGATATCAATCTGCTGACGCAACCGTAAAATTTCTGCATACAGATCACAAAGGCGCTCCAGTGCCATAGTATCGGCAACGGTCAACACACCCATCTGATCCAGCAGTAAAGTCAGCCGCCCCCAAGCCGCCTTACCCCAGTCAGTTAAATGAGCAGGAGGACTTGGAATTTCTCGGGCTGGTTGAGGTTCATTCTTATTCAGTGGGCGCTTGCCCGGATTACCGGTGACCACCTTCAAGTGGGTCGGTTTTGGTCGGCGTCCAGCCATGGAAAACCTCCCAAAAAAAAGTTTTCAATTCGCGGTTGTGCACAGAAATGAGGGCTGGCGGTATGGAGGGCGAAGAGGTGGGAACTTTCGACCCACCCTCCCGATGATATTCATTCCCATTCGAACCCGTCAATCAAATGATAATCACTCTCATTTATTCCAGTGTGAATTGGGGTCAATCGGTATGCCATCAGCAGTGCAGCCAGCCACATAGCCTCTCTTCTCCTGCCGCTGCTTGGTTGAATCATGGTGCTGCTTACACAATGGTTGCCAGTTCCCTTTATCCCAGAAGAGCTTCTGTGCTTTCTTTAGTTCATCGGGGGTCTTGGCTTCTTTCATCCGGTGCGGCTTGATGTGATCCACAACGACCGCAGCTGTCTTTCTGCCCTGCTGGTTGCACATAACGCAAAGAGGATTACTACGAAGAAATGTGAGTCTGGCTTTTTGCCATGGACTGCTATAAATGCTGCTGGTCTTCATGGCGTAACTCCAAAAGAAAAGCCACCGATGTATTAAGCCCGTCCCATACTCACTGGCCTATTGTTGTTCTGCATCGACCAATCTTTATTTCAAATATTGCCATTTATTATATTCCTGCAAGCCTTCTATTTGCCTTGTGTGGTTTATGTCTGTAATGATTGAGAACCGTTGTGAAAGTGGCTCTCAATCCCGTAATTGTTACTTGCCTTCCATAATAGCTAGCATCGCAGGAGCCGTAATCTTCATGATTTGATCGTGCTCTACAGCAAGAATTGGCTTTTCTTTCTTTCGCTCATTCATTAATCGACTGCCAATGGTGCCTTTCAGTTTTGAGCGAGTTTCTTTAATAGCAAACCGATGCTGCATTTCCTCACCGATAGACATGCGGCGATTTAGCTGTTCTGCCATCCAGTTAAAAGCATTGATATAGCACTCTTTGATGGCGGTGGCGGTTTTCCCTGTAAAGCCCATGACTAACATCATGCAACCATCTCGTGTGATGTTATACATCGGCTGGATATCACCATTTTTATCAATGAAATCAATGGGCGCAAAATTGCGCTGGGTGAAGTCACTGGAGCATTTCAGGTTACGAATTGCCCTTAATACATCTTTATGTCGCTTCCCAAAATATTGAGCGACTTTAAGTGATGTAGTTATCACCTTGTTCTCTGACATGACAACCATGTCTCGAAAATCAAAGGCGGGAATAATTGACGGATTATTCATATCGGTAGTTACCTTATAGAAACGAGCCTCGTTGCCCAGAAACGCCAGCGCACAGAGACGGCTACCGGCCTAAACCAGCATTTCTCCGAGGCTTGTTTCTGTAAGACTCTATGCTTTGAAATGTGCCGGGCATGGCACGAGATATTGCGGGTACAAAAAAGGCCCAGTCGTTAAACTGAGCCTTCATGTTCTTTGTTTGCAGCTTTGCCGCCTATTTGTCTGGCATTAGACAAACGTTAGTGATGTAGCTCTGTAGTCCGGCTATTTGGGTTGTGGCGGTTCCGATTCGCTCGCGGAGACTGAGATAATCCCGTTCAGCGGCGTTAGTAAGTCGGGCGCTGGCATCATCAGGGACGCTGGCGGAGCCGGTGGCTTTGGACACTGACTTTGAACATGTGGCGTTGAGCTGCAACCGCTTAGCGCCAGTAGCGAGATCAGCACGAAGGCGCTCGTTTTCAGATTTGGCATCTGCCAGTTCCTTGGTGTATTTGATGTCGATAGCGGCAACCTGCTGGCGCTGGGCTTCGATAAGCTGAAGGGCTTTCTTCTGCTGATTAGCTACTGCGGTTATTTCTGCCACGTCACGCTGAAGGGTGGCCACCCTCCCCTGGTAATAGGTCACACCGAATAGCAGTGCCATAGCTACAGCAATGAGTATTGCCGTTACCCGATTCATGCCGAGTAGTCTTTGTGTGGTAGCTGGAAGTGAGGCCCGTCTTTCAGTGTCTTCCAGTCACCACCCCACTCAATAGGAACGCCAACGTCCTTAGCGGCCTGCTTGAATGCGGCCGATATCTGTTCGTAATACTTCCATTCCCATGAGCCGCTCGCTGTTGGATAAGCAAACACGTCGATAGCGTGGCCGGTAATATGTCGGCTATTCATGGTCTGGCTTTTACCGGCAGCCACCAGCTCTTTTTGCCGGGCAACAGTTCGAAGACCCTCAGTTACACCGAAATCAATCGGTGATAGCTCCAAAGCGCGACGAACCACTTTCACTAATGCAGGATTAACACCGTTGAGGTTGTTTTCACTGCGAATGCTTAAATTGAATTTTGTCATTACTTATACCTGAGGTTTAGTATCGTTACCGCCGCCAATGCGGTTGCCAACAAAACGGAGCGCCAAAGCGCGAATTTGCTCAACACCGATAAAGCCAATTAGCCCACCAACGGCCAGTGTGAGTTGCTGCGGTAAATCGAAGTATTCCAACGCACTGACAGCAGTAAGCGTTAATGCCCCGCAAGTCAGGCCCTCCAGAAAGGTTTTTTTCCATCCACCGCCGGTATAGGCCACGCGTAATGCCGCCATCACCACCGACAACAGGACACCACCGAGCGGAACATCACCTCGCCACCAGGCATTAAACAGTTCTATCCAGTCTGCCCATGTATGCAATTCGTTATGCATCTTCATAACCACCTCCCCAATGGGGAATATTATTCCCGGCATTGTCGGGTGTTGTTTTGAGGAGTTTAGCCCACCAGCGCAGCCACTCATGCGGAGTAATGTGTGTGGAGTTGATTGGGTGGCTGGTGGGCTAAAACGAAAAAAGGCCACGCAATAGCGCAGCCTCATAATTATTTACCTGCTGTTTTATCCACCGCAGACGATGGTGGTATCTTAATTAGCGACGCCGGTTAGATGATGCCAGCAATACTGCGCCGTTTTTGATGGCTGCTGCCAGAGCTTCCGCAAGAATTTCATGCGGAATACCTGGCAAACGTGCAGACCAAAAGGCCCGAGTTCTCACCCAATCCATATCTCCGGCAAGTTGAGAAGTGATGGCATGGCGAAGCTCTTTTATTAAAGCGGCTTTTTCCTCTTCTTTTTTGTATAAGGATGCGTCCATATTTATGTCCAATATTGATAAGTTTAATGAGTTCGCAGGTCGGGTATTCGGAATACTCTATGAGGAGTTTCCCATTCCGACCAACATCAATGTAGGTGATATCCTTGGTGATCCGGATTTATACAACACCACAGGTATTCCGCCCGAAATGGCGGATGACGCTGATATAGCCGGGTACACCGTTGTCTGGTTACGCCAATCTGGTTACCTTGATATGCTTAATCAAGATATAAGCCTAAATGAATTTTATAACGTGGTTCTAACAGCAAAGGGGTTGGAGGTACTCAAAGCAATACCTGATAGCTTAACCCCTCGCTCATCCCCGCTTGGAACACAAATCGCAGATGCGGTTAAATCAGGTGCAAAAGAAACGGTAAGTTCCTTGGTTAACCAAGCGCTATCAACTGGCATAAAGTTAGCTGCAAGCTCAGTTGGCATTGATATCTAACGCACAAAAAACCCAAATCATTAAGCCCCGAAACCAGTCAGGGCTTTTCGTTTTTGAAGCCGGTTGCGGTTCCGGCGTCAACACCTACCAATATGCTGACCGCATACCTTAAAAATGCAAAAGGCTCACCGAAGTGAGCCTTAAGCTTGATTACTGAATTATTTAGCAAATTTCTCAGCTTCTTCGCGAGTAGTGATGAAGCTTTCGCCAAGGCCAATCGCAATCAATATTCCTACAATATAGCCCGCCAGCTTACTGTTTAAAATCTTCTTGAACATAAAACCTCCAATTTAGAGGAGTAATCATTCTATGCCCTTTTAATCATTTGTAAAATGTCGTGTATTCACCACATTCTGCTAATCCTACATAAGGAATTATCACACATGTAAAAAAGTCCCGCGATATGCGAGGCCTTAATTGCTTTGAGTGAGACTTATATGTAAGTACCCCACCATTTAAAGAATTTACGCCAAGTTCGGACAAAATGCAAATTAATAATGAAATTATGTCGCCAATAGCGTCAATCATGCTGCTATCGTGTTATTCGCTGAAATTCATCCTCTGCATAACTCTCTTCAATGTCGCATTTAGCCACTAGTGACTCATAAAATGGTTTCCAGTTACGTCGCCACGTCCTCTCGTTAAGTTCTGGGAGCAATGCCGTAATCGCCGCGTAAGCTGTAGATGAAGGTGTCCGCTTGTATCCGCGACCAGTACAACGCTCACATATCTTCTCTACTGGCGCGCCGAGTAGCTTAGACTTTTCAATATCACGAACTTTGCCAGTACCATTACAACGGCAGCGCAGGGAGATAACCCCCTTACCATTGCAGGGCTTGCAGAGAGTTTGAATAATCTCCTGACCCTCTTTACGCGATATTGGCTCACTGGCGTAGAACAGCCCCAGACCATTTGGCAAATTATCAAGCCACTCTTTTCTATCTACAGCCATCTGATTTTTATATGTTTTGACTTCGTCAACCAACCCTCTCCCATCACAGCTTGCACAAATGGTTACTGATGCAGCTGAATTGCTGTATTCGGCATAGGCAAACTTAGCCAGGATAACCATACATTGCGCCAGCCGTTTACCCGCAGCTTTGCCTACATGCTTTGGAGCCTGCTGTTTAGCATATTGAGTAAGCTGCTCAATCGTTCGAATTTTATCTTCTTTGCTGATCCCAAGCTTACCCATGTAAGCCGCCATCCCAAATCCTGCTCGGGACTCTGCCATGCCCATTGCTGCGGCAATGTCAGGCCCAGTGAGAGAAGTTGATGAAGTAGCACGAGGCGCATCGGTAATCATCTGGCTTTTAGGGCTAAACTGCTTAATTGCTGATTCTAATTCCATATTGCTATCTCCACTGTTTAACCGACCCGCGTGCCGGATGCCTATACACAACAATTTTCAGGCCAAAGCACCGATCGCAATTGACCGATCGAGAAATTTAAATAACAGCGCTATCTGGCTACCGTGCTGCCGTTCCCATGCACGCTGATCTCGATGTAATCCATCGTGGCACTGGCGACACAGCGGAATGGTAAAGAAGTCGTGGCACTTGGTACCCATGCCACCTTGCCCGTGTCCGATGATGTGGTGAGGGTCGTCAGCCTGATTGCCGCAGCCGCAGCAAGGCTGGGATTTCACCCATTGCAGATACTTGCGGTTTTCCCAACGTAGGTGTTTGGGTTTGAGCATAAAACTGGCTGGTGGTGCGGGATCGACCTTTAATGCCAATGTCGGCTTCATCCGTTCAACCTTGGTTTCGATAATCTGAATCGGTGCCGGTGACCAGGTAATATCGCTTTCTTTGGTGCCACCGGTTTCTATTTTGGCAACGGGCATTCGCAGGGACACACGAGCGATCGCATCCGGCAGTAGGTCATAGACTCCATACAACACTGACCACCAGCACAGTTCTGGCAACGTCAGTTGATGCTCTTTCGGCATCATCAAGTCTCGACGAGTACAATCGACAATCCATGCCTGTAGGTTCGCTACGGCGATAGCATCCAGTTGTTTTAGTGTTTGCTCCCGAACCTTGTGATCGTGGTACCAACACAAACAGATAGCACTGCCGTCGTACTCAAGTAAGGTCAGGTTCTTATCGTGATAGCCTTTTTTATCCGACCACTGACACTTGCCTTTCCGCTCTACCCACTCTTTCAGCGCCCGGTGTCCACCAGCTGCACTGATAACCCGTTCATGGCTGAAGAAAGTTTCCAGACGCGGATCATTGGCTAACTGTTGGTCTTCTACGGGCAACAAGCCGGCAGGCAGATTTTTGAACTCTTCCGGCTCAGTGGCCACCAGCAATCGCCCAGACATATACGGCAACAGATCCGCGCCGGGTTTAAGCATCACAACACCCAGTTCGCGCTGGATAAATGGCGTTAATAGCGCTCTCATGCTGCTTTAGCCGTAAGTATTAACTTGATGAGTTCGGCAGCTTTTGATTCATAAAAGTGAGGTTGGGTTTCGCGCGAATTCCCTGGACTGGTGATATTTTTACCATATATCAATCCTTTCGATGTCACTGACCAAAACTGTTTGGCTCCCCCCTTAGCGCTGGCTGAACTGCTTGGGCGAGATTTTCGCTCAACAATCCCCAAATCCTGCAGGCGACGAAATGCCTCCACGGGTTTAACACTGGTTATTGATTGGGTTTTTAATACCGTACTGAGCGCCATTGTTGGCAGACTTGAACCCTCTAGCGCATCGGATGGCGCGTCTATGGCATATTCAGGGGTCAAATTTGGCAAACCGATCGCTTGCTGTAGCTTTTGGCACGCGCCAAGAACGGAAGAATTAGAGAGGTTGAGTTCTTTCCGCATAAACTCCAACAAAATGACACCAGCCTGCATTTTATCTGCTGATGGGTTTACTGCTGTGGTTGGTTGGCTGACTATGTGATCGAAAGTTCGAATAACTTTCAAACTGAATGATGCACTAATCCACATGGCATAAGAATAAACAAGCTCCTTGCACACGTACGTGCCCTGTTGATTACCACCACGAATAACACTAACCGGCTGATTTTGTTCCGATGGGGGAATTCCCCCATCGCTTAAAACTTGCACAAGCTCCTGAGTTTGTTGCAGGCTGTACCAATATTTCGGGGTATGGCGCTCTTCTGCACCTGCTGCACGATGCAAATCATTCAGGCAATAACGACCCGCATTATCAAGACGAACGGAAATACCCTCGATCACAATCAAATCATTCATCATTAACTCCACACTTATTGTTGGTTTTGCCGCCTCTCTCCGCGAAGAATTTAAAGGCGACCTAAAAGATAACAGCCCTAGAGGCTGACTCATGCTGCCTCACCAGCCGCCAGGTGTTCAGCCCACAAGCCGCCGATCCACTTAACGCCCTTAGGGGTAAAACGTGCCTGGGTAAAGGCGTGATTGCTGACGGTGCTGGTGCCGGTCTTCACTTCAAAGCGGCCAAGGTCAATATGGTGTTGGTAGGGGATCAGCCCGTTGGTCAGTCGGTACATGATTTTATTTTCGATCAGGAATAACCGGAAGTCGGTTTCTTTCGCCTGTAACAGCTTGCACACCTGACGAAATACCATTGAGCCGGTCGCATTGACATAGCGATCGACAAATTCCGCTTTCGGGGCAGCAATGGCGAGTTCTGATAGCAGTTTTTGTTTTTCTTCTGCCAGATCGGCAGCAAGGCGTAATGCCTCGGGGAGTGTTTGGGGGATTGGGTTTCGATCTTCCAGCTCACGCAGTCGGCGGATGACCTTCATGCGTAATACAGAACTATAACCTGCAAGCAAACATTCTACATGGTCACGATCTAACCGAAATTCGCGGTATGCCTGCCCATTCTGGGGGTGTATCCAATTATGGATATACTGGGTCGCGTTTTCATTCAGCTCTTCCAGCATCTTCTCAATGTCACGACAAACGTGCCCGTGGCTCTTTTGAGTTAATTCTGCAACCTCACGGCTGCTCATGGTTACAGCAGAATTGGATAAGGTAACGCCTACGACAGTCGTCATACGTTTTTCACTCCACACTGGTTGTTGGTTCTGTCACCCCTCTCCGCGAAAATAAAGGTGACTGCCAAGACAAAATACAGCAGCACTGAGTTTTTATCCAGCATTCTGTCGCTCCCTAATTTGTATATCTACTTTGCCGCCTTTGGTTACCGGCCCCCACTCCATCGTTAATTTTTTCACCTGACTGTCATCAGCCCAGACACCGGCATGCGTCAGTGCATCCAGAGGGGCTTTCAGGAAGTTATCCAGATCCCGGCGTATCAAATTAGGGGGATAAAAAACGATGGCGACCGATACCGGCTCAGTGATGATTTTTGGCACCCGCCGCAGTTGCTCAAGCACACAGGCCAACGCCTCGGTACGAAACTGACGCCCTTTGGCGCTGATCAGATGGCGACCGGCTAACGGCCCCTTGCTCGGGGCGCGCCAGTAGCTGTTGACTGAGGGTGGGAATGGAAGGGTTAGGAGCATGACTGCCCCTCGCTTGCAAGTAAATGTAGAGCGGCTGACTTTGGAGCCTGATCACCCCATACATCCCAACCCACTGAAGCGGTTCTAGCAAATAGCTCTATACGGCGTGCACCACTAAAGCGGCGTTCTATCTGTTCTCGGAAAAAATGCGGCTTACCTGAATGCGTGCCGGTATAGGGTTCTTCATAAACGGTGTACTGATTGCGCTCGGTCTGATCACTGCATACTTTTCCTCGAGTGAACAGCAACAGAAACTCGGCGTCATTCATGCCCCATGGGCCAACAACACCGTGCCGGCTACCAGTATGTTTGGTTTTCTTCCAGACTTTATCAACTCGAATAAATTTGAAGCCCCATGCACTGCCGATCGCTAATGCTTCGGCCATCATGGCACCCGTCACCCACATAAACAGAGAGGAATTTGGGCTGGCAATCTCTCTAACCCGCATCCCGCAGAGATCCGCCAGTGGCATCGTTGGATACTCAAGAAGCACGCCACGGTTAGGCTTGCTACCGTATTGCCACGGCGGATCGGCATAAATAACATCGTAGGTTTTTGCTGGCAAAACGCTTGCGATACGCTCACCTATCCAATGCATACAAGGAACTGCCATGCTGTTACCAATAGCCTTATAACGAGGGCTATCAGCCGCAGCCCTACAGCAATCCTCGAATGTCATCACACGACCACCGCGCATAAGATATTTGGCATAGTCTCCGGTCATTTTTTCCGGGCTTACCGTTTTACCATGAGGGATTAGCGTGTGATCATCCGGCATACCTTGCAACCGTTCGCATTCGCGTGGCGTTAAGCGACGTACTTTCATACCCTGAGCAACACCATGCTGATCGGATTTAGTTAGCGTATAGCCTATTTCCTGGCAAAAGCCGGTGCCATTGCCACCATTTTCTGCTTTTCGACCAATCACATTACCCGCAATGCTGTACGCTACCGCTGGGGGCTGACCCCCATTAGCGCGGGATTTATCACTATTACCCGCTCTGATGGTCGGCGATAAATTCGCTACTGCATCGCCGCCATCATCTTTACCACTGAAAGCAATCGCGGGATGCTGGCTGGCCTGAAGTGCTCCAGCCAAGTGTTCGTTTGCACCCAAAGTAGCCGATGTATTACCACCAGCTTGCCAGTTAAATACAACAGCCAAATCTGTTGCATCTTTGTAATCCCTCGCTTTACAGGTAGATGCTGTTTCATCATCAGCATACTGCCCGAAAGCCGCCATACGAAAACCTTGCCCGGCAACCAAATGCCCGGCCTGAGCCTGATTATCGTCTACTCCGCATGTTCCAACGCCATTTGCAGTAAGGGCGGCAACTGCCTTCCCCGTTTCTCTGCTCGGCGCAATATCCCGGCGCAAGCCGTCGAACTCAAAAAGTATTTCGGCGGGATCAATGTCGCTTCGAGCACTTGCGACAACGAACACACGGCGGCGGCGTTGGGCCACTCCGAAATATTGGGCATCGAGCACGCGCCACGCGATTGTTCTTTGGGGGCCAGACACATAACCAACGTGCGTCCATTTTTCCCCTGATGGGATAAGTGGTTCATCTTCACCGGCAAGTGCTGCAAGGAAACACCCAAAGGCGTTGTCTTTGCTACTGAGGACGCCCGGCACGTTTTCCCAAACGATGATGGCTTCTTTTTCGCCACGGTTGCGGCGTGATTCGTCGATTGCATCGGCTAATTCCACATATGAAAGAGTTAACTGGCCACGGGCATCTGCCAGACCATTACGCAGGCCAGCAACGCTGAATGCCTGACAAGGGGTGCCGCCTACAAGGACGTCTGGAGCTTCCACTCTTCCGGTACGAACCAGAGCGGCAATCTTAGTCATATCGCCCAAATTGGCGACGGCTGGCCAGTGGTAGGCCAGAACGGCAGAAGGAAATGGCTCTATCTCACTAAACCACGCAGCTGACCAGCCAAGAGGTTCCCATGCGAGGCTTGCTGCTTCGATACCGCTACATACTGATCCGTATCTCATAACGCCAGCCCCTTCAATTCATTCTCACTCGCCGTCGTTTGCGCTTCTGTCCAAATACTTTTCCATGCCGAACGCGCCATGACTTCATTCATCCGGCCAAGCCCTGCGCGTTTTGCTGCGGCAATAGCTAATTCCTCAACCGCGTTCTGCGGCTTACGACGCTGTGAAACCAAACGCCCGAATGCCTCATCCCGCCCCGCCGAATCAACCCGTGCCACTTTTGGCAAATCGTTGGCTCGTTCTTCCTTGACGGCGATATAGCACTTCTCGGTAATCAGATAATCAAAATTCTTTCGACGCCAAGTCGTTCCCGCTGTCGCGTTCGGCCGGTCTTCCAGCATCCAACGGCAATGCTTCGCGATATAGCGCAAGTAAGCCGCCCAGCGTTCCTGATTGAAGTCGAACTTCTTCCAGAGTTTGCGTAGTTTGGTTTGACGATCAGCGGTCATATCCAGTACTCCGGGCATTTCTGGGAGGATGCTGTGATACGCCTCCAGGACTTTTGGGTAATCAATTTTTAATTTATCAACCTGCTGCGGGTCAGCTGCCATCGGCGGTTGACCAACAGTCTTTTTATCTGACGGATCTTGTTTTGAATTTACTAACGGATCGCCCCCAGATTCTGGCGGGTCAAAATGGCTATTTTTGCCAGATCCCGACCCGTCGAATTTTGATGCGTCAGATTTTGACCCATCAGATTTTGAGGTGTCAGATTCTGACGCATGAGCCGCAGCCCGAAGTTTGGCGACATTTAACTGATAGACGTTACTGGCGTTGCGGTTGCCGACTCGGCGTGTCTTCTTCATCAACCAGCCATCACGTTCTAATTCACCGATAGCTGTACGTACCGTGCTTTCACCTGCACCAATTTGGCGCGAGATAGTTGTCACCGATGGCCAGCACACACCTTCATCGTTCGAGAAGTCAGCCAAGCGAGCCATGATGGCAACCTTAGCTATCTTCATTCCCGCCGACGCACAGCCGTCCCACACATAACTGGATAGCTTTACGCTCATACTCCCACCTGCTTAAATTCTTTTCTGAAACGCGCCAGCGGCTTACACAGCTCATGCTCGTAACCTGCTCGGCGATAAATAACCTGACGGCTTAATCGGTTGAAGCGGATAACGTGAACACGTACGCCGCGTTTATCGACATAATGCCGATCCAGTTCTTCAAATTGCTCAGTCATATCAAGCCGCCTTAGGCGCAGGCAGCGCCAGATAACGAAATGTGTCCACAACCTCCGCTACGGTCTGGTGGGTGACAGGTAACCAACTGCCGGGTATTCTCAACACATAACGAAATGGCTCCATCCCAACCGCTGGCAAGCAACGAAGTTGCGGTATAGGACGTTTAGCAGTTACAATGTTCATGCGTTAATTACTCCACACTGTTTAGTTAATGCGCCCGACGCCACAGACCGCGAATCTGTGGCGTCACCCCACAACAATTCGGTTACCACCAAAATCTCTGCAATAATCGACTGCGCTCTGTATCCCTTGGCTTTCAACCGCTTACTTTCCTGCCGATCTAAAACACCATCAGCCGTAAACTCGTTGTGCGCCCGACCAAACTCTCCCAAAGCAGCCAATAGCTCGTTGAATTTAATCAGCAGCTCTTCATTGCCCATCTGGGTCACATCCGGCAATTTGACGAACACTCCACCAGCACGTTTACACATAGCCTGGGTGATATCAGTACGGCCAGAGATCGATTCCATCTCGACGGCCATGCCCAATGGCACAACTTGCCCACCTAACTGGCGAACCCGGTTACGCAATGCGTTCTCTGTACCGCCGACAGGGCAAAGCTCTTTTGCCATGCGTTCGTATTTACCGGGGGTTTGTGTGATCAGCTGATGCATTGCTTCGCTGATATCGCTTTGAGTTGGGAAATCTCTGTTATCCACAATATTTCTCTCTTTCTGGTGGTTTAACTTAGGCAGCTGGTGTCGTAGTCTTTTCGTAAAGTACAGGGTCATACTTCAAATCACCTTTAGTTATCTTCTCCACTTTTAGCGCCTGCTTCTCAGGGATGATTTCCCCCCAGCGACATACTGCGGGATGACTGATATTTAGAGCTGATGCTGTTTTCGCTACACCTCCAAAATAATCAGTAACTAATATCTTTTTCATGCTTACTCCTGTGGTTGGTCACAAAACAAAGGTAACAAAAGGTACATGCGAGAGCAAACACTTTTCACATTAAACTCCTGTAACATTGGTTACATGAAAAGTGAAATGAATGAGAGAATTCGTTCTCGGCGGTTACAGCTGGACATGACTCAAGCAGGGTTAGCTAAAGTGCTTGGGGTTAGTCGCGTCTCCGTTACCAAATGGGAAACTGGTGTAACTAAGCCGGATGGAGAGAATCTTCACCAATTGGCTATTATTTTATCTACTACACCAGAGTGGCTTTTATATGGGACAGGGGATAACCCTAAAGATGATGCCGTCCTTAAGCCCATTCCCTTGGTACCATTCGCAGTGCCTGTAATATCTTCTGTACAGGCTGGAGAGTGGACAGATACAAACGCAGCAGCACGCCTCTCTGATGTCATTGGATGGTGTCACACAACAATGAGAGTTTCAGATGAAGCATTCGCATTGATAGTTCGCGGGGAGTCAATGACAAACCCAAATGGCCTGCCAACAATCCCAGAAGGTTCTAAAGTTATTGTAGAGCCTCACTATGGATCACTTGATGAGCTTTACGGAAAAATTGTTGTGGCGATAATAGATGGTACGGCAGAGGCTACAGTGAAAAAACTTGTTTGGGATGGTCCTAATCGTTACTTAATGCCTTTAAATCCAGCATTTAAACCTATTCAAATAAACACTAACTGCCGAATCATAGGAAGAGTTCTCCAGGTTACTCAAGACCTCTAATTAAACCAAACACCTAAAGCCGGCATATGTCGGTTTTTTTTGTGCCTACTATTCTACCATCAAAACAAAATGTAACTTTAGGTACTCTTTATATTGACACGCAAGGGTAACTTTAGGTACATTAAATCCATCAGCAGTGAGCAAGGCAACAGGAGGGAGTGATGAGCACTAGTGGCGTAGATAGCAAAGGTAAGGCGAAGGTCTTCTGCTCTTTCTGCGAAAGACCTAGCGAGGAAGTGGCGATGGTGATTGCGAGTAAGTTTTCAAATATATGCTCAGATTGTGTATCTGTATGTGTGAAAGCTATTGCTGATAAAGCAAATCAGAGCACCGCCGCAAAGTCCGAAATTGTTAATCTTGGTGATCGGGAAATTTTACCGGGACTGCTAACGGTTCGATTTGAGAATGCGCCTCGTTCAGGAGCTTCTCAATAAGATTAGCAAGTGCCATCGCGTGATCGTCTTTAGTTCCACGCAGTGATTCGACAACACTTTCGGGGTTATGGTCACTGGGAATTTTTGCAGCCAATAGGCAAACGGCAAGTTTTAAAGCCCTAAGCTCAGCACCCAAACCTTTGCCGGAAATATCAGTACTGAAGTCTAGTTTTAGTTCGTTCATGTTGCAGTCCTTCTTGGTTGATTAAGTACCACCAAGATACCACGCGCCGGGCGTGGTTAAAAATCCCGGCACTAATCAACAGCGAACAGGCAGGACGCCCACGTAGTAGCTGCCGGTGGCATAGAAACACCGGATGATTCGCTTAGTAGGGTTAACAGTGTGGAGTAATCAGGATGGAAATCAGCAAAAAAGATAGCGATAAACTTGAAGGCAGGACATTTAACCTACCTTCCGGGTTTAAATACCAGGCTATTAATGAATGTGAAATTGCATTGATTCGTTTGTTGCTCGAGGACTCCAAAGAACTCCAGAAACTTAAACCTAATGCAAAAACCAACCAAAACATACGCCTCGCTGAGTCGATGCTGAGTAATCAAGCAGCCGTGAAGCGTGGTTATTACACCAGTAAAAGCCTTTGTGAAACGGATAATTAAAACAGGTCGCCTGGTTTTGGTGATAGCGGATCAAGCAGCGCCAGTGTTTGTTTGAAAATCAGTTCTTGTTGAGGTTCTAAATCACCACGACCAAGACGCTCTCGAAAATAAAGAATGTGTCCTTCTAGATCTGTAGATGATGGCCCGCCATTTTCAGTAATTGAAGTTGCAAGACGCGTAATGGCAAGTTCCATAGCTTTAAGACGAATGTTTATATTTTCATTGTTCACAGAAAAATCCTCCTTGTTGTAGGGACTTTGAGGATACCACCGCCGCCTGAGGTGGAGAAGTAACCAGGCACAGATTTGAGTTCCATTGCTGTGCTGTGTCTTTTGCGGCTGCGCCAGTCAACACCAGGTAAGGCCAGCCGCTTTTTTTCATCGACATAGAGAAGTGTACCGGACGGGTTATCCCTTTTAACCTGTACAGTATAAAGCCCCCGTTACGGTGCCCTTCTCTATGTGTGTGGAGTAACTAACCGCAGTATTGCACTGCATAACTGAGGGTCACCCCAATGAGTAGTGAAGATAGAAAAACCAATGTGCCAGATTTTCTTGGTGAATTAGATGCCGGTATTTTTGAAAACAAATTCTCAGCTGCTTTAAATGCCGCAGCATTGGGCGTTCTGAATAACGGCGGTAAAGGTAAAGTCATCGTTGAGTTTGATCTGTCGCGGATGAGTAACTCAATGGAAGAAAAACGCGTCATGATCGCCCATAAACTGAAATTTACGACGCCGACACCACGCGGTAAATCTTCCGAAGAAGATACAACCGAAACACCAATGTATGTGGGTAAAGGCGGTAAGCTGGCAATTATGCAGGAAGACCAAGGTCAGTTATTTACTATTAAAGGTGATACTGACGGCAAATTAAAAACTGTTAATTAAACGTAATTAATTTAAATCCATATTCTATTTATCTTATTATTTATATTAAGGACTTCATATGTCTCAAGCATTAAACTCGTCTGCAATTCAAGAAATCCGTAATATGGCAATGACCACATTAGTGGAAGAAAAGTTATCTTCTGCCGATTGCTTGACTATTGCCTTACCCGATAATGTTGCTATTCACAGCCTCGAAAAATTCCAGAACGGTCGTTTTCGTTTCCGTGGCAACTTAAAAACCAACAGCATTGATGAGTATGTTAAATATTCCTCTGGTTACGCAGGTAATGGTGTGCGTTGCTTTATCGATGCCGATGATATGAGTGCCAAGACTGTATTTAACTTGGGGACACTCGAAGAGCCTGGCCACGCGGATAACACCGCCAACCTATCACTTAAAAAGACTGCCCCATTCCGTGAGTTACTGGCTATCGACGGCCAGAAAAAACGCCAGAAAGAACTGGCTGAATGGCTGGAAGATTGGCGCGAATACCTTATGGCTTTTGATGCTGACGGTAACATTCTGGATATCCGTCTAGCAGTCGGCGCAGTACGCCGCATTACCATTGAATCAACCAGTTCTGCTGATCATGAAGATAATGATTTCAGCGGCAAGCGTTCAATTATGGAAACCGTCGAGGCCAAAAGCAAAGATATTATGCCTGCCGGTTTCGAGTTTAAATGTGTGCCATATGAAGGACTGGGAGAGCGTCGATTTAAATTACGCTACAGTATTCTGACCGGCGGCGACGTTCCTGTATTGGTCTTGCGTATTGTCCAACTCGAAGGTGAACAAGAGAAAATAGCTCAAGAATTCCGAGATCTGCTTATCTCTAAATTTACCGGTATCGAAATAGAAACCTTTATCGGTAATTTCAGCGCTTAAATATTAATTATTAGTACAACCTCAAATATCCCAGCGATGGGGTATTTGGTGGAGTATTACCTAAAAACCGTGTGGAGTATATTTATGACGTGTATTACAACGTTTTCCGGCCACCATTTTAATTATTCAAATCCTGCCGTTGAAAGTATTTGTATTGAAGATATTGCCCAGGCGTTATCGCATGAATGCCGTTTTGCCGGTCATTTACCGAATTTCTACAGCGTGGCACAACATAGCGTTCTGATGAGCCAGATTATCGGCGCTGAATTTGCCCTGGAAGCGTTGTTACATGATGCCAGCGAAGCCTATTGCAAAGATATTCCCTCCCCACTTAAACGCCTGTTGCCTGATTACCAAGCTGTAGAACGCCAGATTGATTGGGTTATCCGAGAAAAGTTTGGGCTTCCTGATGGGATGGGCTTTGCTGTCCACTATTGCGATCTGGTCATGCTGGCCACCGAACGTCGTGATCTGGATATTGATGATGACAAAGTCTGGCCAATGCTCGAAGGCATCCCACCGTCAGGGGACATCACCATTATTCCCGTAGGCCCCGTTCAGGCTCGTGCCATGTTTATCCAGCGTTACAACGAACTGGTTGGCGAAGGGCAAAGCCTATGAGCGTCGGACTGTTTCTGTTGGTCTGCTACACCTTCCAGCCCTGCCAGTACGAACCGCAAGGCTATGTCTATCCCGATGATAAGAACTGCCTGGCTGACATTCAGCAGCAAGGCTTACCACCTGAATATGAATGCCTGCCGGTCGATGGCGTTCTCTATTTAAGCAACCAAGGACAATAAATGAAAAACCTAATGATCGACCTAGAAACTATGGGCAACAAGCCTAACGCCCCGATAGTGGCGATCGGCGCAGTATTCTTTGAACCGGCTACCGGCGAAATTGGCGCTGAATTTTATACCGCGGTCGATCTCGAAAGTGAAATGTCCCTCGGTGCCATCGCTGATGCTAGCACCATTCTTTGGTGGCTAACCCAAAGCAGTGAGGCACGCTCAGCGATTGCCTATGACCCAACGCCGATCAGAGCCGCTTTATTGAACTTAAATCAATTTGCTGCTGAACATTGCCACACCAGATACTTACACGTCTGGGGTAATGGTGCAGCATTCGATAACGTTATTCTTCGTTCAGCCTATGAGCGCTGCCAGTTACAACCATGTTGGAGCTGGTTTAATGATCTCGACGTACGCACCATCGTAAAACTTGGGCGAGCAATCGGCTTTGATCCCAAGCGCGATATGCCTTTTGATGGCGAACGGCACAATGCACTGGCCGATGCATTGCACCAGGCAAGGTATGTCTCAGCTATTTATCAAAAACTGATACCGGCCACCAGCCCGGATAGCGAATAAAATTGTTCACGGCCCGTTTGCGGTGGGCCTTCTAATAAACAGTGTGGGGAAGTCATCATGTTTAAAAGTGGAAAATTGATGAAAGCAAGCGCATGGGGCCAGCGTGAGTTTGAAGAGGGGTCTGTTCCAGATAATAGAACTATTAAGCGCTGGATTGAGATTGGAAAACTGAAAGGAAAAGTTATTGATGGGGGTATCTGGGTTAATTCCTCAGAACGTTGGGGAGTTGAAACGGCAATCTCATCACTTGTTCATCAAATGATTACTGAGGCGTAAATCATGGCAGCCCGTCCCCGACAGCGAGTAAACAGGCATTTACCAGACCAACTGTATTTTGATAAATCTACGGGTGTTTATCGTTTTACCCTGGTTACCGGCAAGAGAAAATCTCTCGGCACTGATCGTGCTATTGCCATCGCTGTTGCGCGCGAATACAACAATCAAATGCGCCCAGAAAAAACGGTTTCTATCCATTCACTGATCCGGGAATCTGGCGGCAATAATGGCGAAGCACGTCCATTCTCAGAGCATGTTGATAAAATATTAGCCCGTGCAATTATTGATGAAAAACCAGCAGCAGCGACAAAGGCCGACTGGGAAAGCGACAAAGTGAGAGTTAAAGAATATTTTTCCAATATTGTCACTTGCGATATCGACCTTGAGCACGTAAATGGATTCATCCAACACTATCATGCTGATGCATCAGCAAATGTTCAGAACCGTAAAGCCAGCTTTCTAAAAAAACTATTCAGCTATGCGGTCGATGAATCACTGATGATGGATAATCCGGCCGCGCGTAAAAAAATGCGGCGAACAGATAGCAAAATAAGACGCCGGTTATCAATTGAAGATTTTATTAAAATTCGTAATGCTGCTGATCGATGGTTGAGAACTGCAATGGATCTGGCAATTCAAACTGCCCAGGCACGATTAGAAGTATCACGTATTCGTTACAATATCAGCCAACCCAAAGAAGGTGTTTGTGGCTGTAAAATGTATGACGAGCCAGTAAATGGCATTCATGGGATGCTTTATATTCATCGTCAAAAGGTTCAGCACAAAGAGGCTTCTCATGTGGCCATACCCATTGGCAATGTCCTCAAAGCTATCATTGATGAAAGCCGGGATAACATCGCCAGTCCGTATGTCGTCCATCGCTTACCACTCAATCGTAGCAATCCCATCAGCAAAGAAGTTCGCCACCCAACCCAAGTGGCACCTGATTATTTGAGTCGGGCGTTTTCTACGTTACGAGATCAAGTCGGTGTAGGTTCTAAATTGCCCTTTGAGCAACGCCCAACATTTCATGAGATCCGCGCCCTCGCCGCCCACATGTTTAAAATACAAGGCATGGATCCGCAAGCTCGCATGGCTCATAGCGATGCTAAATCAACGCAGATTTATACAGAGAACCATGTTGCATGGGTGGAAGTTCCGCACGGGGAAATTGCAGTTTGAGGAATGGTAAAACCATACCCTAAGTCGTTGATGTGTATAGAGTGAAAATCGTAAAAAATGCACTGTTTGTTTATACAGTTAATCCAAGTGAAAGCCAGTGTCTATGCGGGTTTCAAAGGTTAGAGACGGGTGACATGGGGTGTCGGGGGTCGGAGGTTCAAATCCTCTCATGCCGACCAAATAATCTCTTAAAAACCAACCCATTGCGGTTGGTTTTTTTATGGGTGGGATTTAGCGATGGTAAATAGAGCCTTAAAATTAACATTTCATTTTAATTATATTATATTAATAATAATTAGCTTGATAATTAAACTCATCAATAAAATCAATTAATTGGTTATAAATTTGACTTAAATCATACGTTATCGCTCTATTTATATATTATCCTGCAACTATATTAATGTTTCCCTGGTGTTGGCCGTTTGGCATCCCTTATCAAACCGACGGAGATAAGGGCTTTTTTTTACTAAAAAAGAACCCATTATGAAATATACTCACATTCGATTATCTGCCTCTTCAAATGACTATATAAAAGTCAATGGAGAGCACCGCGCAATTATTATGCTACTAAGTGATTGTGACTACGAAAAATACAAATCTGGATTAGGAAGTATTTTTCATGGTGGTTTCTTTGCTAATTTTCCAGCACAAATCAAAGTACCGAGTGAAGGGGGTTGTTGCAAATAATGAGAGTCAGTGATTTTACTCATTAATGGGTGGAATAATTAAGCTAAAACCGTCTCAATATTAAAGAGCTGATTCATAAAAGCGGACCTTTCCCGCACTCGACGTTCAGGTTCGTCACGACGTAGCCAAATATCAAAGAGCGATGAACGGAAATCCCACGCTCTGCCAGCATATCGCTGACATTGGCATAACTCATCGGGGTTGAAGCTTACCAAGGTAAGCACCACAGGATGATCTCGGGAGCAAAATGTTTCCATTTGAAATCGCTAGGGGCGATGTGGACTCACTGAAGAAGAGATGAATAGCCTCAGTTTTCATGACAATTCCATTTTTTGCAACAAGCCCGCTAACACCAGATCATTACCGTTTTTAACTCACCGGAAACTGCCCGCCGATTTTCCTCCCACTTTTACCCGACGCCATCTTTAAAACCATTTGGCAAACCATCAGACAATACTGTATATTCAACCAGTATATTAATTTAAGGGGTGAAATTATGCGTATTGAACTGATTTATGATAAGCGGAACGTGAAAGAAATACCGGGAGCCAATAGTCTGATCCTGGCTGAATTGACCAAGCGGGTACACCGCGTATTTCCTGACTCCGTGGTCAAGGTTAAACCGATGCAGGCGAACAGTATTAACACCGATGCCAGTAAAAGTGATAAGGCTATTCTTAACCGTCTGCTTGAAGAGATGTTTGAAGAGGCCGACGAATGGTTAAGGGTAGACGTCTAA